GTAAGTTCTACTGCACAATCGTCAATAACTCGACCGCGAGTACGTCTGTTCCAAGTATCTTCTTCTGTTTCTACGGTCATATCTTCGTAAGCAAAGATAGAAAGAGTGGAGAAGTCTGGTGCGCCGTCAGTACCTAGTTGTGCGCCTTGTCTTGAAACGAATACTATGTCATCATCAAAGATTCGTGTACGAGCCTTTGTTGCACCCTTGCGATTGGTAACTCTCGATGTTGGATCAACAATGATACCGCCTACACCAAAGAATGTAGAAAGAAGCAAGAACTCGTTGAACTCACCCGCACCCTTCACAAAGTTTGCTGCAAAAGGTGATCCTTGGAAATAAGTGCGATATTCCGAACTCTCAGAAATTACATGTGCAGTCTGGTCGCTCATTACCGCAATCATGTCTGCTGCTGTTACAGCCTCATTCGTGTTAGCAAGGATGTTTTCAACTACGCCATTGAATGACTTTTGGATATAGTTGTTGGTATCTGTCGCTGCCGAGAACTTACCGCCACCAACATTTGTTGCTGTGTCGGTTGTTCCTGTGGGCCAATTTCCTGTTGTGGTCAACTCTGTTGCTGCGCGATAAGAACGGATACGCATACATTTTGATGCAGCCATTCTTGCGTGTGCTGCGACAACCTCAAAGTCTGCATTTGAAGCAGCCTTGTTTCCGAGCATAAAAGTCGGGCTATGACGTTCAGTTCTATATTGACTGAACTCATGGTCCTGTTGAACGCCTTCTGGAGCATCGTTGCCATCTTGCCACATCCAATCGTTTAGGCTAACGACTCTGGCACTTTCTTCCTCGTCAATCTTCAAGTAGTACCCCGTATCTTTTGATACAGGAATAAGTTTTGCATATTGGTTTACTGCGAACGATGCAGGGTTGCGTGAGTATTCAACCTGAACAAGCCCTGTCGCTTCTGAAAATGTCGGCACATATGTGTTTGTTGCGCCTGCTGCTACTTCTGCCATTTTAGTATCTCTCTTTTTCTAAGTGTTGATTATTAGGATAGTGCGTGTCTACGGAATGTAGGTCGCCAAAGGACTCGGATGATTTCACCTGCGCCACCTGCGGATTCAAGGGCGATCCCCGCAACTGAACGAATTGCAGTACCCGATGTGGTTTCTGCTACGGCTCGACCGTCCTCATCAGATTCGACTTGACCGCTTCTGGTGATTGCCCCGCCCGCTTCCATTAAAACCACTGCTCCTGTTTGGAGTGAGATGATGTCGCCATCTTCAGCGTGGTTTGCGGAATCGAACTGTCGGGTGCTGCCCATAGCAACTCCCGCCACGATGTCGTTCGCGTTGGCTTCCATGCCGAGGTTATCTTCGGTGTTTACTACGCGAACCATTCTGTATGGTCGAATCGTATCTCCCGCAACGAGATTTGGTATTGATTGATTTGACATAATTGTTTATCTCTCTTTTTTTCTAAAAATTAAAGTTTACGAAGTTCTTGTTGAAATACTTTTTGGAACGATGAAGCATCTAGGTTTTCGCTTGAAATACGGGCTACTGCGTTTTGAGATGCTTTTTTCTTTTGATCCACAGAGAAGTTCACCTTTGTTCGCTGTCTTGTGTTTTCAGTATTCAAAGTTTTCTTTAGTGGGATTCGCTTCATTGTCTGCTTCCAAAACTTGATCTTGGCAACAGGGTCTTTTGAGTCCATGAGTTCTTGAAGCATTACTTTTCGGTGCTGCTTAACGCGATAACCCAATGAGGCAAGTTGATCTAGTGCGCGAGAAAACTTTTGTTTCCGAACACCACTTGCCAAACTTAATGCTCGTTTTTTGTAGATGTCACGTTGCTTTTTGACCTTGGCGTATTGTTTTAGCATTTTGCTACCGCCCTTGGTCTTACGCATCTTAGAAAACTCGGACTTCATATCTTCATCTTCTTCATCTTCCATAAACTCTTTTTTTTCTTCGTCCTCGTCTACGCAGTATTCTTCAGAATCCATCATGTCATCGAGTTCAGAGGGGTTCATATCTTCCTCGTATTCCTCTTTGTCATCTTCGTCAACTGAATCAAGTTCACTGAGTTGCGCCTTGAGTTTTGTGAGTTCGTCATTGAGTGTTGCGTTTTCTGCTCTCAGTTTTCGCATCAAGACTTGTTCTTCACCTTCCAGAATTGTGTCTGCGTTAGGCATTACATATTCCTCTTTTTCGTCAGACCCGTTTGGTATGTAAGTGTTACTACCACCTGCTGAAACCATGTCGAAGGTCGAGGGTCTGTGAAAGACCTTCTTTGTTCCTTGGCGGGTGAACTTTGTGTCGCGTAATGGTCGTGCGGGTGTTTCCCTGCCGAGCAAAGCGACTTCCGATAAATGACCATCTTCCCATATCTCTGCCGAACGCCGAGGGTAGCGATTCGATGCGAGATACTTCTTGAAGTCTTTTTGGTTCATTTCTACGTCCCCAACGATCCCTGCACCTTCGTACTCCTCATCTTTGCCACAAACTATTTTTATTGGTTTGGCGTGGATGTTGAGTATGTCACCAACAGATTCAGTTGGTGAGTTGCCGTTATCGTCTTGGTGCATTAGCACCAACTTAGGATTCGACCCTGCCGACATATGCCGTTTAGTTTTTGTGATGATGTTGTCGATTGCCTCTGAGTCGAGGTCTTTCATATCGCTATCATCATCATCAAAACCATCAATGTTTCCTACAAACAACTCAAGATCATGAATAATAACCTTTTCGCCGTTTTCTGTTATTCGGTGTGATGGTCGAGTCGAACCCATTACCGTAAGTATCGCATTTGTCAAGCGAATGTGGACACCCGTTTGGTCAAATTGGCGGTATTGGCGTTTGTGTACCCTACTTCTTGGGTTTATTGACTGTTTGGTCTAACTTCTCAAGAGAGTTTTTATGAAAACGCCATTGTCTACCCGCGCGAGTTGCGGGAATCTCTTTCCTTTGCGCCATGCGTTGCACAGTTCTGTCGCTCACCTGTAACATGGTAGCAACCTCTTGGGTCGTATAATAAAAGTGTGGGTATCTATAACTTGACATTACATCATCCCGCCATATTTGAAGCCCTCATCTGGATATTGACCAGACGCGATAAGTGCTTGTTGCTCAGGCGTGTTGTATCGCCTAATAGCAATCATATCAGGTTTTCCATTAACGTCTAGTAACCCCTCATCTTCTGCTTCGTCCCAAGTGATCTCTGACAGCGTACCCCGACAGTTGTATCCGTTTGGCGGTCGAAGTCGCAACCTATCTATTTCTGCGGGAGTTGTAACATATCCATCCATTGCAGCATGATGCGGTCTTGATCTATCGTCCACAATCTCAGAAATCATTACTAGCGGGAATAGGTCTTGTGCCTCTGGGTCACGAAGAACCGACATTGTGCCTTCATTCGCAGCCGTAGAGAGATTTGTTCGATAGATTGTTTCAAGCCTCGCATCGGTTATATTCTTTGATTTTATTAGTTCGTTCTTGTTTATGAAGTCTGGAAGATCAAGTGTTTCATCGGGCATAACACCACGAATAGCATCACCAAGCAACTTTTGAATGTTTACAACTACACTTTGGTCTACATCTGAAACCCAAAACACCTTTCTTATTGCAGCCCGAACACCCTTAGATGAGGATTCCATTAACGGCAAGATTCCCGCACGTTCTGCAACAACTATCTCCTCGGCAATAGATTTTGCCATTGACATCATTATTGCCGTTTCTTTCTTCATGGGCAAACGGGAAAATAGATCATCAAGTGCCTCTTGGTTTACTCCCGCCTCAAATACTGATTCAACCAAGTCCACCTCAAAGATGTCGAACATCTCATCGAACGCATCTTTCTTCGCAAACTTCCGCTTGTGGGTTATCTTTGGGTTGTTAGGGTCGAATGAACCCGTGTTTCCTATGGCAGATTTGATTTGGGTTGGGTTGAAAACCATAATTTCATCACCAATATCGCCAAAATTTGTTCCTGCGCTTCTAACACCATCAAACCCTCCTTCAATTATTGCTTTTGTAAAAGAATACGAATCAAAATAATTTCCTAAAGCACCCATGCTATCGACATTGGGAATATCGTTTTTTCTTAGATAATCTCTGGTAGCAAAAGTTATTAAATTCTTAGGATTTTCTACTTGCGCATCACTTAATCTTGAATCGCCATATTCAGTTTTTCCGTCAAAAGTATATGAAAACTCCCAAAAATCCCCACTTTTCCACTTCTTGACTTCCGCTTCGCTTTGGAATTTTTTTGAAACATCACTTGCTTCTTTGAAGGTGGTTTTGTCATCTTTCATAAGAAGGTTTGGTAGATATTCAGCAACTTTATGAATATCGTCATCTAGTCGTAATAGTTTTTCTGATTTGACATATACAGGCATTACAGAACTACCGTATTTTTCTGCATCGCTTACTTCGGTTGTAAAATATAAACCTTGACCAAGAAATCCATAACTTCCTGTATTAGTACCTAATTTCAGGGTATCAAACTCGTCAAAATCTTGATTAGTTCCATGATAAACAACTAACGGTTCACCGCTATCGTCTACAACTTTACTGTCACCAAACCAAGACTTAAACTCTGGCGTTGATGTCGGTGATCCACCACCGTCACCCTTGTGTTGTGGAAACAATGGCAACACTATTTTGAGTGCCTCTGGTGAAACAAGAAAAGCCTCCTCCTCAAAACTTCTTGGCATACACTCTTGGCACATCAAAATATCTTCTAGCGATACCTCATAGGACATGACGGTTCTTTCCCCGACTTTATCACCAACTCTACCCTCGGCAAACTTTTGTGCTTTGGAAATATCGGTTGTTACAAACTGTGGTGATGTGTAATCACCATGACTATCTACAAAGTCCCCCCGATAAACCGTAATGGATTTTGTATCTGGATACTTCTCTTTCAACCAATCCTGAGTCAGCGTGTAATAATAGTCTTTGAGTTTCTCAACAACATCATCTCCCTCAGTGTGCCATTTGATGAGGTCATTGCCCTCGTCATCGTATAGAACTTCCTCAAACTCTGTAAGCATGAGGTCTATCGCATCTCCTCTATACCCCCACAGTGCTTGAACAATATCTTCTGAACGTAGACTTGTATCTTCATCTCCCTGAGTAAAGGCTGTATCCCTGATTGCCCCAACTAGACCTGCCTCAACCTCTGTCAAATCATCTTTTGTAACTCTTTTTCTCGTTGCTGTTGCTTCACCACCACCCTCGCCCGCGCAAGTGTTACCTTCTTGGAAACCCGCATTACCTTCTTTACCTGCACCACAATTACTAGCAAACTTCCGCTTGTGTGTTATCTTCGATGCTTCTTTCAGGTCTAATTTGTATAGTAGGTCTTTGTGAACTGACCTGCTTTTTGCGCCTGTACGCTCAAACCCAAGTTTTTCAAACAGTGACCTGCTTGCTTCGTTTTCAAGATACGCAAGAACACGATGCGCACCTTTTTCCCTAAGCACTTCTATCGAGTTTTTAACCAAAGACTCCGCGTAGCCCTGCCTCCTCTTGTCCTCATCTGTCCGAATGCCGTCCATCCACCCTGAGAGTGTGCCTCGATAATCTTCATTAAACTCCTTGTATGGTCTTTCACCTCGTATATCAAACCCATCGTCAAGCGTGAGCCGAACTCTTGCACCATCGTTGGTCGCCTCTGTCTGGAAGATTTCGTACTCCTCCTCTCCAAGATGTGAGTGGTATTTAGTTGACCACTGATCTTCGCCCGTATCCTTGTTCTTTGTTATGCTGAAACCACGATCACCCACTTCATCAACAATTCTCTCTATCGCTGAATCTATATCAATACCACGCTCAGGATCAATAGAAACAGTTGCTTCTCCATGTCGCGCCCCCTTCTCAACATTGAAACCACCGCCAATGGGCATCGAGTGGTCTGCTACACGAACATCACCAATAAACTCACCGTCCAATTCGACACTAATGTATTTAGATTCCCCTTCATATCCTGAAATGCTAATGTCAAATCCCAATTCTTCTAATTGGTTTCCAATATCACTAGCAATAGAGTCTGTACCTTGTTCTTTTATCCAAGCACGATTGTCCAAATACAAATCATCGGCTTCCTGTTCTGCTTTGGCTATCTCTGCTTTTTCTCGCGCGACTTCTTCTACATTTTCGTTCTCTTTCCTTCGCAAGTGATCGAGCCAACGAGCCTCCTTCTTTTCTTTTCCAGAAAGATCATCCCAATCATCACCTTTTGAGTCGTATGCCCCAAGTAGTTGTGATTTCGGAACGCTCCCATCTGAAAATCTAGGCGTGTAATCTCCACCGCCTTCTCCCGCGCAAGTATTACCTTCTTGGAAACCTTCGTTGCCTTCACTTCCTGCCCCGCAATTACTAGCAAACTCGTTTTTCTTCATGTTATACATTCTACGTCCTCGGTAGTTTCGATCCAAACCTTTGCGCCACAGGGTAGCGGTTTGTCTGGTCTGTATATGACTTTAGTGTGACCGTTGATTATCAACTCCGTACACTTGCTGTTGTCCTTGTAAGTCTTGCACGTTAGGGGTGGAACTCTCTCACCCGTTTTGTGGTTTCTCTTTATGATGTGCTGATTAACGTGTATCACTCGCTTCATTGGTTTCCTCCTTTGACCGAAATTACTTGGCATCGGATTCTTCCAGACCCCACGACTCAATCAAAAGCCGTCTATTTTCTTCCCAATCATCTGGTATTCCGTCAATCTCGTACATAACCTCTAGCATTTCATCTAGTTCTTCGATTGTTTCTGGTTGTTTTCCAAAGGTTGTCATAATTATTTCTCTGGTACTACTCCACCTAACGCCTCGTATACACGCATTACCTCATCATCATACTTTTTCCCAAAAACCAATCCACTAAATGTTTCTGCTACAAACTCTACGGGGTTGGTTTCTGCGTATCTTGATACCCTTCCAGAAACCGCCTTCAATCTTTTTTTGGTTATTTGATAACCACTAGACAAAAGTTGTTTGTCTGCCCCCTTTCTAATACTATTTCTGTAATACATAGTCCAATTATCTAGTGCTGCTGTTATGGGTTCTGAAGATGTTGCGTGTGTCACAAGTTCATCTATGTTTGACTTGTCAAGTTTTGAATAATCTTTAATTGCTTTGTTTGCTAATTCTGACTTGTTGCTTTGTAGGGCAATCGAGTGAAGAACATGACCAACCTCATGTATAATATCGCTAATCATGGGATTTTCAGGATGAGTGTGGGAATGCCAATATACTCCTGATTCGGGTTTACTCAAAGCATCTAGTTTACGTCCTTCCATTTTTAGGTGCAATTTCGCTCGATGAGGAACATTTATTTGCGATGGTTGGGTGTTATTCCACCCCTTTGACATAAATGAAGCAAACAACTTTTCGGTTGGTTTACCCATTCTTCTAGTTCCAAATCCTATGTCTAACACTTTCGGCAACTTAACTCCCACTTCTTCAAGAATCTTTTTGACTTCGGGAATTGCTTGCTCAAACAATCTTGCATCCACCTGTGCGTGTGGATACTTCTCATTTGCCTTAGAACCCGCACTTGTAACTATGTGGAACTCACAGTCTTTCGCATCAACGAGGGTCAGTTTTTTGTCAACGTAATCCTCCATGTTCTTAAAGGTCATACTTGATTTGTCGTGATGTATGCCGTTCTCGTCTATTCGTTCTTCTGTCGCGTAGTTTGTGTAGGTGTTGGGAGTCAATGCTTTTGCAACAAATATGCTGTTTATGTTGTTGTTTGCTACATACATCTTTGCGACAACGGGATTGATCGCATCACCATATTCTTGGTGTATCTCATCTACTTTTTTAGCCATCTTTTCGGCGGTTAGGTTTTTGCTCCTTGCCATTGCGATGTTCGCTATCATTTTTTGATGGTGTTGCAATATGGATTCTGATTGATCCACATAGTCGTTAATTTCTTTTCTAAGGTCTGGTCTTTCGTTTACAAATCGTGTTATTTCTTTGTCACCATTAGCAACACCGTTCATGAATTGTTCTATTGGCTTTTTACCATGAACCGTATTAAAAACCCCCTTTGTCAGTTCTACCAAACCCTTGTTTTTTTCATCATCCAATATGTTTAACCGAGTGGGGTGTCCCACCGTAGTCCACAACGCAGTTTCCGCATCTAACCTTTTTACCCCCATGTTACGGTATTCTTTTTCCGTTGCTTTTTTGACTTCCCCACCTATATCAGAAGCACCCTCTCCTGCACAAGTATTACCTTCTTGGAAACCTTCGTTGCCCTCACTCCCCGCACCGCAACCACTTTTTGCGTACAGAACTTTCTCGACAGGATCAACGGGAATACCCTTAGCGGTTTTGCAAGCAGAACTCAGCCAAGCAGAGAAAACCGCATTCGCTAGTGATACGCGAACACGATTCCAAGCCTCAAGATCGTCCCTGCCCTCAATCGCCGATGCTACTGCCTCTCGGTACTCCTGACGGATTTGTTCGATACTAGGCACACTTATTTACCCTGAAACTGATTCGTTAATAGTTTTTTCTGTCCAATAGTTGTCTCGCTCCATTGGTATTCCCATTTTGCCCATAGTTTGTCCAATCTCCCAAACATTGAAGTATCCCATTTCAGCACTTTGAGAATCGCCACTACCAAACATATCTGCGTATCCGAACGCATCTCCTGTCTTTGGGTCAAACTCTGTCATGTACCAAGTCGCTGATCCTTGCGGGTCAAAAAACTTTGCATAAACAATCGCATCCTTACCTTTGCCGTCCTGAGAACCTAGTGGTGGGACTTTGCTTGATAGTGCCTTCGGCATAATTTTGTGTCCACGAATAGAGTCAACTTCCCTTGTTTTACTTTCCATTTTAGATGGTTCATACGCATCGGTTGGCTCATCTTCAGGAATAGCGACATCTGTTTCTATTCTTGCTTCACCCGCGCCTGTGTCCACTTCGGGTGCATTAGTACGGTTGCCATCGTCATCAAACTCATCACCCAAAACCTTTAGATTTTTTTCTACTTCTTTCCACACCGCATCAACAAAACCTTGAGGGGCAATGGACTCTCCTGTTGAATCTGTCCATGTGTAGTCCAAAAACCTCTGAACATCACTCTTGCTATTTAGTTGTAGTACCTGACCTTCGTACGTATTCCCCTGACTATCCCACGTTAGGTCAGCGTAGTCTGAAACCATATCTCCCCATTTTTCCATGATAGGTTCTCGCTCATCTGACCCTTTAATACCATGTGAACCCACTTCTACTTCTTGGTCACGCCAATCCTCGCTACCGTCACCCGCGCCTGTGTCGGCTTGTTGGATTAGTTCATCCTCCATATACGCTTGAATGCTAGTAATCTCTTGCCAACTCAGAGAAAGTCCACCCTCTTCACTCGCATTGCTTATTTTTGGATATAAGTCAGTATGTTCTCGAATCGTGCCTGTTTCACTATCCCAATTTTCTTTTGCAATTTTGTCTACCATTGATCTTAGATCGTCGGGGTCAGTAGATTTTCTTCTCTTGTCTCTTGATTCTAATAAATCGTCTATAAACGCACTTGTGCCTTCATAGTGTTTATCTGGATTGTAACTCGCACCCGCGCCTGTACCCGATGTGCCTACTCTCTCCTCCTCAGTAACATAGTCCGAACCCAAACTGTCCCATACAGCGTCTACATGAGCATCGGTAATTGCTTCGCTTGCATCAACTCCCTCGTCCATTGCGTCATAGTGATACATTGTTTCAAGTTCATCCCGAAGTTCCTGTTTGCTTGCAAACATATCGCCTTCTATATCACCCAAGTTTCGACCACCCGCGTCTTTGATGGAACTTACCATGTCGGCTACTTCGTCTGCGGGAGCATCCCCACCACCATCACCCGCGCCTGTGTCGGGGGCGTAACTATCTGGGTCTTCTTTAATGTCGTGCGCCGACATCCACAACAAGGCTTTCTCTTGAGATTCCCTGTCCTTCATGTTCGCTTCGCCCAAGTCGTGTTGTTCTAATTCATTTTTCAACTGCTCATCTGAAATGTTACTGAAGTCAATATCACCATGCCAAGAAGCAACCGCTTCATCGTTTGCCCCAGACTGTGCAATTTCGTCTACTGCTTCTTGCGGGATATTCAGTTCAGCGTAGTTTCCACCCCACCAAATCCCACCACCTTCTCCCGCGCCTGTGTCGGACTTCTTAGGCTTCTTGGGTTTCTTCGGTTCTTCTGATCCACCACCCTTGCCTTCACCACCGCAAGTATTGCCTGATTGGAAACCCGCGTTACCTTCTTTTCCCGCGCCACAATTACTCGCGTATGTGTTCTTTTTGTTTAACGCCATTCGTGAATATGACTTTGCGTAATTTTTATACTTGCTCATTTTATTTGTCCTTCGCTGAGTAGCGTTTATCCATGTCCTTAGCAAACTTTCGGAATGCCTTGTCTGCCTGACCGCCGTTTGGAGGCTGTGGCATCCCGCCCATTAGTTGACTCATTATATCACCACCACCACCGTTGGGCATTTCTCCCTCTGGTGGCATTCCCTCT